TAAAGACGTAGATTTAATAAACAACGCACCTGATTTAGACTATGGAAGAATTAAAGAATCTCTTAGTGTTTTCCAATATAACGCTGTAAATGGTACAAGATCAAACAGAAAGAATTTTATTCTTAAAAATGGCGGAGTTCCAATCTATGAAAAAGGATTTGATCCTGAAGATACTACAGTATTAAACCGTGGCACAGGTGTATTTACAATACCAAATCACTTCTTCTCAGAAAATGAACAGTTAGTTTACACACCAAAATCAACTTTTGCTGGAGTAGGTGCTACAACATTACAAATGTCAGGTGGATCTAATTTACCGACTACTGTATTTGTTAAAAAATTGACAAATAGCACTTTCCAACTTGCAACTTCAAGTGGTGGATCTCCTGTAACATTCACTAATGTTGGTGCAGGTAATTCACATCGTTTAACAATGGCTAAACGACTTGAGAAGACCGTTTTAAATGTAGATAATATAATTCAATCACCAATGGCATTCTCGCCTGTTACAGCGACTTTAACTCATAATGTAGGTGCTGGTATTGGAACCACTGTTACTAATTTTAGTGTTAATACAACAACAGATATAAACTTAGAGGATAGTATTAAGTTTGGTAATGAATTTATGAAGGTAACTTCAGTTGGATTTGGAACGACCACGGTGGGCCCTGTAACTGGAGTTGGAACCTATCACATTTTAGGTGTTGAGAGAGGGGTTCTTGGAACAGAGGTCGCATCTCATAATAATGGTGTGGTTGGAAGAGTATTCTCTGGATCATTTAATATTGTAGGATCGGAAGTATTCTTTACTGATGCACCTAAAGGAACTAATAATCTTTCTAAAGATAAATCTGGGTTAGACTTTCCTAGATCTGACTTTCAAGGAAGAACTTATTTAAGAAGAACTTATACAACTAATAGAATTTTTGATGATCTGTCAACACAATTCACTGGTGTTGGTGCGACATTCAGAATGAAATCTAATGGTTCAAATGCCACTGGAATTGCAACAGGAAGTTCTTTAGTTCTAATTAATGGAATATTCCAAAAACCAACCACCGAAAATAATTTAAGTAATAATTATAGATTTGTTCCTGACGGTGTTTCAGCACAAGATATTGTATTTACTGGTATAACATCAGCAGTAACAGGTCTTAATGTAATTGTTGATGGTGACGTTAATCAAAATCAACTCCCAAGAGGTGGAAAAATTGTATCTCTTGGATCATCAGGTGGATTAGGAGTTGCTCCACTTGTTGGTGCTGCAGTGACTGCAATATTAGACAGTGAAGGAACTATAACAGGTGTTGGTATAGGATCAACAGTTTATAATCAATCAGTATCTCCCTCAAGACCAGCTGGCACATTATCATTTGGATCTGGATATAGACCTGTAGGAGGCACAGTTTCTATTGGTGTTACTGATTTAGCGTATGTACATAAGTTTGTAAGTTCTGGTGTTGGATCAATAAGGACGAATGGAACAGGTAATAATATATTTGCTGGAGCTCAAAAAACGGCTACAAATGCAGAATATATTTCACATACAGGATTGTTAACTTTAACCATTGCTAGTCATGGATTAAGTATCGGTAATTTTGTTGGTATTGATACTGGTGGTATAGTATTTTCATGTTCGAGAGATGACTTCCAGTCAAATCATGCGTATCCTCGTGCGATTTCTAAAACAACAGGTTTACCTGATCCGATAGCTGGTATAGCAACTATAATTACAGCAAGAACGGATGACACTATTACGTTCTTTGTTGGATTTGGTGGAGGAGCAGGTAGAGATGCTAGTGTGAATGCACAGGTTGGTGCTGGTGGAACATTAGATATCAACATAGCTGATGGTGGTGAAAATTATGTCAATCCTAAGTTTGAATTTCCACAACCATCATATGACAACATGGAAGTCGTTGGAGTTTCAAGAAATGGTGTATCAGGAACCACAACAGGATCTAACCTTTTGGTTACATTAAATGTTGGTGCAAGTTCAACAGTTGGTATTGGTTCTACTTTATTTGAAGTCACCTCATTTGAAATAGCAAGAGAGGGACACTCTTTCAAACGTGGAGATAAATTTAAACCAGTTGGTTTAGTCACTGCAAGAGGCGCAGTATTAGAAGACTTTATCTTAGAGGTAACTGAAATTTATAATGATAAATTCACATCATGGGAATTTGGTGAGTTTGATTACATTGATCCTATAACAAATTTACAAGATGGTGTAAGAACAAGATTCCCACTTAGAGTAAATGGTGAATTATTAAGTTTTGATATTGGAGAGGGATCTGACTCACAATTAATTAATATGAATAATTTGTTAGCCATCTACATTAATAACATTTTACAGGAACCGGGAGAGGCATATGTATTTGATGGTGGAACAACTTTTGAGTTCGCTACTGCTCCTGAAGCAAATGATAATATCGCTGTATTCTTCTATAAAGGAACTGCTGCAGAAGATATTTCAGTTGTTGATGCTGTTCCAACTTTAAAAACTGGAGATGTAGTTCAGTTGCAGGCTAATGATGATACTAGTTCTTTAACTAATGCTAACACTAGATTCATTCAAGATTTGCAACAAAGAAGGAGAACAGTGTCTGGTATCACAACCACAGATACTTTTGAGACTGAAATTTATACTGGTGTTGGTATAAATGATTCAGCAACAAATAAACCCATAACATGGATTAAACAAAAAGAAGATAAAGTTGTAAATGGAATCGTTGTTTCAAAATCAAGAGAATCAATTGAACCTTTAATTTATCCAACTGCAAAAATTATCGGTGATATTGGTTTGGGTAATACTTCACGAATCTATGTTGATGATGCTGATTTCTTTGAATACGAAAAAGATGAAGATTCTCAAATTAATACAATAAATTTTGATGCAATTATTGTTAATGACACTAATCAAGTATCTGCAGCACTAACAGCCATAGTATCAAATAGTGGAACGATAACCAGTATTGATGTTGTAAGCGGTGGAAGTGGGTACGTTGGAGCGACTACATCTGTACACATTGCGAGACCTCCTGTCCCTGTTAAAGTATCACCAATCGCAACTGGTATTGGTTCGACTGCAGTTGCCACTGCAAACATTACAAATGGAGTTATCACATCCGTGACTGTTAACAGCGGTGGTGCAGGATATTCACAATCAATTATTCCTACAGTCATCGTTGCAGCACAGGAACCACCCACTGAACTTATAAGTGATATTGAGGTTGTTAAAGGATTCTCTGGTATAGTCACCGGAATTTCAACATCTAAGTCTGGTAGCACTATGATTCTTAATTTTGGTCTACAAGCACCAGCTGGTCAGGCATTTACAGATTTAGTTGCAACAGTCCCTCTTTACATATCTGAAACTTCAGTTGGACATGGAGTTACTAGTTTGAACAATAGTGGTGTCGATGGAGAACCTGTAGCGATTGGTAGAACATTCTTAGATAATGTCTATATGGTCAAATCTATTACTAGTAATTCAAATAACGCTGAAATTCAAGTTGCTGTCCATTCAAATTTAAACGTGGGAACTGTAGGTATTGGTAATTCTATTGACAATGCAAATTATGGAAGGTCATTTAGTCTTACTCTCGGTGCTAGTGGAACCTCTGCGTATACATTTACTGGATCTGATAGAGGTGAGTTTAGTTTAGGTCGAACACTATCCTCCGCACAAAATCCTACAATATATGTTGAAGATGGTGATACAGTTAGTTTTGTGAATGGTATGAATGCTCATCCATTCCGAATATCAAGAATACCCGGTGGTGCTGCTTTAGGTGTAAGTGATGGTGTAACAAACAATGGTGCACAGAACGGAACTGTAGTATTCAACACTACGGGAGTTGGATACACTACATTCCACTATCAGTGCACATCACACGCAGCGATGCAAGGAACAATAAGAGTCAATAAATTCCATAAAGGTAAATTCTCATTCGGATACTTACAAGGAGCATCTAGTGGTAATGTTGTGAGAAATAATCCTGTTGCGATTGGAGTGACAGGAAACACTGTTGGAATAACCACTGGAGTCGGAATTTCAACCTTCCCAACCATTCAAAGAAGGGGTTTTGGTATCCGTGATGGTGGTGCACTCAAGAGGTCTCATACACCATGACCATTTCCTGTATAAATATAGAAAAAACAATATAATAATGCCAGCAATTGTTACAGATCAGTTCAGAATATTAAATGCAAGTAATTTTGTTGCAGGTGTTTCTTCAACATCCAATTCCTTTTATGTTGCAGTAGGTCTTCCTAATCCTGCTCCGGCCTCCGTTGGTTTTGGTAGGGCAAACAATTGGAACACTGCAACACCTAACCCTCAAGATAGTTTTTCTGAAGTAGCACATATCGGAGATACTTCAACTTTTGGGAAAAGAGTTACTGAAGCGAATGTTAGAAGATTAGCACGTAGAATAGATTGGACTAAGGGTGTCAAGTATGATATGTATAGACATGATTACAGCACATCAAACGAAGCACCAAATACTGGAGCAACACGTTTATATGGAGCAAACTACTATGTAATGAATAGTAATTTCAATGTTTATATTTGTATTGAAAATGGATCATCAGGAATTAACACCACAGGTAATGCATCTGAAGATGAACCAACTTTTACTGATTTAGAACCATCTAAAGCTGGAGAGAGTCAAGATGGATATGTATGGAAATACTTATTTACTGTGAATCCAAGTGATATAATTAAATTTGACTCAACTGATTTCATTGCACTGCCAAATAATTGGCCAAGCAGCACAGATGCACAAATACAAGCAGTTCGTGAAAATGGTGATTCTGATATTAACAATAATCAAATTAAAACAGTTTATATCGCGGATCAAGGAAATAACTACACTGGCACAGGTGGTGAATTTGATATTTTAGGTGATGGAACAGGTGGTAAGGTAGTTGTTGAAGTTTCTGGTCAAAAGATAGTAAAAACTACAGTTTCAAGTGGTGGTAAAGGTTATACTTATGGAATTGTAGATTTAGGATCTATCAACACTGGTGCTGTTCAGGGAAATACACCAGCAAAGTTAGTTCCAATTATTCCACCATCAAGGGGACATGGATTTGATCTATACAAAGAGTTAGGTGCTGATCGTGTACTCATTTATGCTAGATTTGATGATTCAACAAAGGATTTTCCGATTGATGCTAAATTTGCACAAATTTCTTTGGTAAAAAATCCAACTTCTTTTGGAACAACATCAATATATACAGGAAGTACTTTTTCATCATTAAAAGCCTTAAAATTTGGAACTGCTCCAACAGGCACTCCAACTATCGGTGGAATAGTCCAACAAACTGTTGGAACTGGTCAAACTGCATTTGGATACATCGCTTCATATGATGCGGATACTAATATATTAAAGTATTTTCAAGATAGATCACTATACTTTGGAAATAAAAATGATCAAACTGATGTTTTGAATATTACAAATTCAGGCACTAAGTTTGATTTTGAAGCAACATCTCAACCGGTATCCTTTACTGGAGGAAGTGCAACCATAGATACTACATTTAATCTTGGTATCGCTACTGACACAAGTAATAATAGAGTTGCATTAGGTGTATCATTCACAAGTGGTCTTTCTTCTCCTGAGATAAATAAAGGGTCAGGTGATTTACTATACATTGACAATAGAGCTCTAATCTCTAGAAACTCTAGACAAAAAGAGGATGTAAAAATTATTCTGGAATTTTAAGAAATGCCACAAAAAACGAATTTAAATATAAGTCCATATTACGACGACTTTTCCAAGGATAATCAGTTTTATAGGGTTCTATTCAATCCGGGTAGACCTGTACAAGCTCGTGAATTAACAACATTACAATCAATATTACAAGATCAAGTAGAGACGTTTGGTAGTCATATCTTCAAAGAGGGATCTATGGTCATCCCCGGAGGGACAAATTATGATTACGAATATTACTCAATTAAATTAGAAAGCGATCATTTAGGTATTCCCGTATCATTATACATTGAAAATTTAAAGGGTAAAATATTAAAAGGACAAGAAACTGGAATAAGAATAAAAATTGATAATTATGCTCTCCCTGAAAATGCTACTGATATTACTGATTTAACACTTTTTGTTAAATATCTTGATTCTCTC